CGAAAAGGTTACGAATCATTGAAGCGAGACTGTCAGTGTCACGTTGGGGCCGTTTAGTGGTACGACGTACCCATGTCGGAACGACAGTGCCCATTCCATACGCCAATGAATCACGAAAGAATGTGTGAAGAGCGAGAGGTACTTTTGTTTTAACAGTATGAACTCCAATCACGTGCTGAAGAAGTGTAGCACCGACAATGTCCTCAGGCCCGACACCCTCATATCGGAAGATAGGATCCTGAAAAAATGCTGCACAGAGATAGCTGAGGATAGTTTCCAGTATGGCATAAGAGTAAGGAAAAACAATCGACACTGGCCGACGTTTATCATTCGACTTGATCTCCTGCTCACGACTATCCAGCATGATGTAGCCAGTGAGAATGTGATCAATCTCTTTCCACGCATCATGCCTGCGTGACATAACTGATGCTGATGCGTAAGCACGATCAAGCACAAGCTTGACCAACTTATCGTGCAGATCAGTCCCAGGCTTTAACTTCATACCATTAGGATAATCATAATCATAATTCACGCTAGACAAATTAGCCTTAACGTGTTTTGATTCGCCTGGGTTTAATACAACAGGCATAGGAAACTCCTATATAATTTGAAAACTATTTAAATCCATAGCTGGCTCGTTTTCCAGCTGAGCAAATTCATCTTCATCTTCTGGCAGATCCATTGGATCGAAGTAGATGGCTTCCTTTTCCATAAGTTCTACAATATAAGCAGCAGCATCCATTACGTCAAACTTCTTTGAGCGGGGGAAGGTTAAGAGCTGCTGCTCAAGCTTTTCACTTGCCGTCTTATTATGATAAACGAAACCTTGTCGGTAGTATGGAGCCAACCACGCAACACGCTCCTCTTTCTTCCCGCGAGCATTAAGCTGGACAAGGCGGGGGAAAATCCCTCTTCGGCGCATTTCGTTTTTAATCGGCTGTACAATGAACTCGTTAAGAGAGGTTACTTCAATAGCCAGTATATCTGCATTCAGCCTTACGACCATGTCGAAGATTTCATCGTAAAGCTCGTCAGGATACATGGCACGAGCAACACAATCCCGAAAGTGCATCTTCTTACTAGTACGATCTATTCCCCAACCAACTACTGCAGAGTCTGCCGAGTGTAGTTGAACAGTCTTTGCTGGATCGACGATGACGACGTTAGCAAGGTGAGACGGCTTAAGATCCGCTTCCTCGTAATACTTAAAGTGTTCACTTTTGAAAGTAGCGTTTTCAGTAGAAATAGGAATGTTGCGATACTCACGATAGAAAACATCCAACTGATTACGATGCTTAAATCCGTCATAGAGCTTTCTAACCTCCTCATCTGACATAAAGTCTGGCCAGTTTGACTTAAGGTTATCATCGCAAATCTCGAGTCGTACACTCTCCCACTCAGGATCGTCAAGCAAGTTCACAAGCAGGGCGTCCTCATGAAGAACAGTGCCGATTACTATAATCCGCCAGTCCTTCGACGAACGATCAACACAGTTGCAAAGGTCGGCAAAGAACCAGTCTTTAAGTTTCTGCCGCTGCTCTGGATTCATCACGCTCTCAGCATCCTCAAGGTCGTCAACTACAATTAAGTCAGGGCGTTGACTACCGTAGAGAATACCGCGAACCTGCTGTCCAGCACCACGAGGCATTACCATCGTACCTGAGCGAGTAATCCAACAATCTTTTGAAAACACATCAGACTTTACCGGCCCGAATAGTTTACCAATATTTACGTTAGTCATCAGTTCCCGTTTAAGGTTCTCGCCTTGCATCACTGCGTTGGTTGCAGTAGCTGAAACCGGAACGATAAATTTCTTTTCCTGAAACAGAATCCTTTTTGCTGGATGTGTGATCGTGTTAATGGTAGTCTTACCAAATCCTCGCGGTGCGGCAATGGCTACCCGCTGCTTCGAATCATCATCAATCAAGTTAAAAATCTGATCGTGAAGCGAGGAGAACGGATTGTAAAAACGTTCTGGAAACAGTACCTTAGCCAACGTTTTTGTGCTATTATAGCACGCGGCCATGATCTGTTTCATTTCAGGAGTTTTAAGTAAGTCAGCCATTACTCGCCTATGGTAAAAATTTTTACAAAGGAGTGTTCATTGAACTTGAAATATTACCTACATCACGCCCCGTTAACGGCATCCCTGTACGATCAATTATGTCAAGTAGAAGTTGACGAACACCGTTAAGCTCTTTACGTGTTTCACTCAACTCACGCAGTACTTCATTAAACTTATGATCAGTTTGAATCTTACAGATTGCACATTGTTCTTGCGTTACATACTTGTTGCGTTTACCTGTAAGACGGTCAAGAAACTCATCAATAGCTTGATTGGCCATCTTAACCCCAACAATTCCTCCAAGAAGCATAGCAGGGTTATTAAGCAAATCCATTGTAGTCATTGCAGCTCCGAGTAGTGGATGATGTGTTCGGTGCAAAGCAAAACTCGTGCACTCCGCCGATCGAGAAGGAGGAATGAGTAGAAGGAAGAATACGCTAAAGAGTGCGCGAGTTTAAACGAATGGCCAATAAGTTACTTGAAACTGTCCCAAAGCCAGTAAACAGATTCTGTGATTAGCCAGCCAGTGAAGGCGCCAACTACATCAGCTTCCATATCTCCCCAATCGAAATAATCATCAGAGAGTTCTTTTGCTGTACCAACAGCAAGTGTCGACCCTTACTGACCATAGCCACCTTTTGTTTTCTTTGTCCAAACTATGCAGTCGCCACGATTCTCAGAACTCAGACTCAATCTTTCACTGATAGACAATCTTGACTTCATACGTCACCTACTTCACCAGCGCCGACATATTGCTCACAGCCTTCATAGCTTCAGACAACGCCGTGGCCTCACTTGCTTGGCCTTCGAGAGTGACTTTTACACCAGTTTCAGTCTTGTCGATCGTGAGGCCCGAGATGTGCTGGTCACCAAGTCGGACATACGTGAACGCGTTGGTATCAGGGTCGACAGAGAGCTTCGCGCAACCTGCGATTACAACCACCAGTATCACCATCAACATTACTCTTCGCACTCTTCCTCCTCGCTCTTCGTATCGTCCTCTTCTCCGTCCATTAAAGACACCTTGAGGACACCGAAGTCTTGTTTGAGGTTACCCTTGATCTCTATAGCCTTGAGCTGCGGCTCTAGGAAAGGCATCATCGCTTTGGCAGCGGCCACGCGATCAGAGTCTTTATCTCCACTGTCCGCGATCTCAGCTAGCGTCAAAATTGGGTGATAGTCAGGACCACAGTGCGTCCTGATCAGGTCGAGCAACTTCTGGTTTTGCGCGGTTTTATCTTTTGGTCGCTCATCGCTGACCTCCTTGTTGGAATAGTTATCTTCCGATATGACCGACACCTTGCATCATGGTACCTGTGATATTACCTTCTTCATCGTAGGTGTTAACTTCCACAGTAGGCCATTCCATCGGCACCATGTTGCCTTCGCCATCATCGACCAGTTCACGGCTGTCGTAAACCATTGTGAAGTTCGGTGTGTCGTTCTTAGGTAGCTTGTCGGCCTGCTCCTCGGTGAGCATCACGCAGAAGAACATGTCGCCGTTCACATCTGTCAAGATCGGTGTGTTGCAGATCTCATAACGCTGCTCGATAGGGCGCTTGTTGCCCTCGTCATCAAGCTCATCCCTAACATTAATACCGAGCTGCTTAAGGCGCGCGTTGCAAGAATCAAGATTACCTGTTTTGATTACGACTATAACGCTCATGCGGCAATCTCCAAGTTTTCGAGATAGGTTTTCGGGTCATTCGTCCAGTACGGCAGGAACATTTGATAGTTGCCCACAAAGCGGTTGGCATCGTTGCGGCTACCGATCTCAAAGGTTGGCGCTATCGGGGCGTCCTGCGTATCGGCGTTGGTCGCCCATGCTGTCCATGCACTCCACGCCATGCCGAGCCAGTAACGGACACGGATACCAATACCATAGGAGGCTGACAGATAAGCTTGCCATTGAAAGGGGACTCCTTTTGTACCATTAAAGGTGCTTTTTGCTTCAAAAGAAACTGTATTTATTACCTTAGTGATCCTGGCAAATGTAGAATAAATACCTATAACCATAAGATTACTGGCATCGGGTTTCATTGAAATAAAGTCACCACTTTGTCCGCTCGTCCCAGGTATCACCTGCCCCATCAAGGCCAGATTGTTCCCTCTAAGTACCCCTGCCGATTGTCCCACCAAGCGAGTATTTGGACGTGTCAAAGAGGTGAGAGGGTCGGTGCCATCGGTGGCACGATAGATGGGTGGGGTGCAATAGGGCAATTCTTCAAGCTGCGGGAGGATGAAGT